TAGTCGTCAATTAAGGAGAAACGATGGCAAATCCAACTACCTACTTCGGCTGGGTCATGCCGACGAGCTCTTCGCTCGTTACGAATCTCCCAGCAGATTTCAACACATTCGGCCAAGGCGTCGATACTTCGCTGCAAGATCTACTCGGTGGCACGACTGGTCAAGTCTTATCAAAGACAAGCGCGACCAATATGGATTTTACGTGGGTCACTCCTACGGATCAGACACCACTGACAACTAAGGGCGATCTATTTACTTTCACAACAGTGGACGCGCGCCTTGCCGTGGGAAACAACGGAGAAAGCCTTTATGCAGATTCCGCGGCAACTACTGGACTCAGATATAGCGCAACACCAAGCGCATCCAATCCAGTAATTAACTCAGCAATGCAAGTGTGGCAACGAGGTACTTCAATCGCTTGCTCTGCCACGGCATTTGCTGCTGACCGCTGGCAGGCTTATCGCTCCGTTGCAGGTGCGACTGTAAGCCGACAGGTGACAGGCGATACAACCAATCTTCCTTTTATTCAATACTGTTCAAGAGTGCAACGCGATTCAGGTGATACTTCAACGGCTACTATCGCCATTGCGCAATCTTTTGAAACAATCAATTCTATACCTTTTGTTGGTAAAACAATCACAATGTCTTTTTATGCCCGTGCAGGAGCAAACTTTTCTCCTACTTCAAGTTTTTTAGCCTACCGTTTAAATTATGGAACTGGCACTGACCAAAATGTAATTTCAGGTTATACAGGCAATGTTAGTGTCATTTCAGAGAATGCAACTTTGACAACTACTTGGCAGCGATTTACAGCGTCCGTTGCTATTCCATCAACTGCAACAGAAATTGGTTTAAGATTTTTACATAATCCAACTGGCACTGCTGGGGCTAATGATTACTTTGAGGTAACAGGCGTACAGATTGACATTGGCAGCGTGGCTTTGCCGTTTCGTACCTATTCGCCTACTATCGCTGGAGAATTAGCCGCTTGTCAGAGGTATTATTTTAGAACAAATTGGCAAGCATTAACTGCGTATGCGATTTTTGGTACTGGTGCAGGTAATAGTGCTACACAGATTAGAACTGATAATCCATTTCCTGTTTCAATGCGTATAAATCCAAGTGTAATTGATTATCCAGCAATCGGAACTTATTTCACACTTATCAAATATGATGACACAACTGCTGGAACAGTTTCAGCAGTAGCATTAGATACTAATCTTACAACTACAACTATTGGTCGCCTTAATTGGACAGTAACTGTTGGAGTAGCCAACACTCCTTTTTATGCAAGAGGAGCAAACTCGACTGCTGCTTATCTAGGATGGAGTGCTGAACTATGATAATTGATACTTTTACCGACTGGGCTGGTGTTGAAATGGTAGTGATTGATAATGGCAACGGTTCTTTTGCTTCAATGAGCAAATCAACTTATGACCAGCAACAAGCGGCATTATCCACACCAATAGTTACGAGCGATGAATAAATATCCGGAGGGCACTGCTGCACGGATCATCGAAGTCGCACTAGCTGAAGTCGGCACGATTGAGACTGGCGAGAATCTGACAAAGTACGGCAAGTTCACAAAGGCCGATGGATTGCCCTGGTGCGGATCCTTCTGCAACTGGGTCTTTCACACTGCCGGCGTCAAGATTCCATCAATGGTTTCAACGGCTGCTGGAGCTCATAAGATGAAAGAGCTTGGACGCTGGATTGAAGATAAGCCGCAGCTTGGAGATTTATGCTTTATGGACTTTCCACACGATGGCATTGATCGCATCAGCCACATCGGAATTGTGGTCAAGGTAGGCAAGACCAGTGTGTTCTGCATTGAGGGCAACACGTCCGGCACTGGAGACCAGCGCAACGGCGGAATGGTAATGGTCAAGCAACGCTACATCGGCAAAGAAATTGTCGGTTTCGCTAGGCCAAAGCTTGTTGCCTATGCTGGAGAATATCCAGTGGTCGAGCCACTTCCACAGGCAAAGCCGAAAAAGGAGAAAAAGAAATGAACGAATTGAAATCAGCAGGGGCATCATGGCTGCGCGCATCGATCTCGGCCGTTGCAGCTCTTTATATGTCTGGCATTACAGATCCAAAAGTTTTAGTTAATGCTTTTGCGGCTGGGCTTTTAGCGCCAGCAGCAAAGTTTTTTAATCCAAAAGATGCATCATACGGACTCGGCAAGAAATAAGTGTGGCGGTGGATAGGGCTAGGCTCGTTACTGCTGGCCTTATCTTCCTGCAATTTAGGCGACTCGGTTAGGTATGAGTGCCAAGTCTATGAAAACTGGGAGAAACCACAATGCCAAAAGCCAGCGTGCATCGCTACTGGAACTTGCACTGAAGACATCATTGGATCATTCTATCCAAAGGCCGGCCAGACGCCGTAGTCCAGAAGACGTCCATGCGCAGTTGATTCTTATTATTGGATCAACACTAGCTGCCGTATTTTTAATTGTGACGCTAGGAATTACATACGCGCTTATTTTTGTTACTCAGCCAATCGGTGGTCAAGCGCCAAACGACGCAGCTTTTATCGATCTACTTAAGACACTGGCCATCTTTTTGACTGGCTCACTTGGCGGCGTTTTAGCTGGTAATGGACTTAAAGCAAAACAAAAACAGAGCGAGGACACGCCGAAAAATACGCTTAATCCTTGACCATCTTGGCCATCGATGTCACTCTGTATCTGGGAGCATTCGACAAGGCTCTCACGGGAGCAAAAAATGACATCAGGTGAAATCGGTTTATTTCTGTTTATGTGTCTGGCCTGTATTCTTTGGTCGATTGTGAGCTACACAATGGGCTACAAAGAAGGCCACAAAGAAGGCTATCAACGCGGTCGAGCCGTAGGCCGTCACGCATCAGCTCAGGCGGTGTCCAAGTGAGTTTCTTAGATAACTACGAAGATGTAGCTGCACGCATTCAGCGATTCTGGGCTACACACAAAGACGGCAAGATCCACACATCAATTATGGACATCAACCTGGAGAAGGGCTATGTCCTAGTCGAATGCCGTGTATATCGCCATTACGACGACCAAGAGCCAGCCGGTATCGATTACGCATTCGGCAACGTGAACACCTACAACGTCCAGATGAAGAAGTGGTTCGTTGAGGACACAGTCACATCAGCGATTGGGCGTTGCGTCGGACTGGTACTGGGAGCCGATAAGCGGCCGACTGTCCAGAATATGCAACAGGTCGAGCGCATCGATCCTAAGATTGTGCAAGATTCTGCCGTTGCCTATGACTACTGGAACACTAAACACGGAGACGTGCCATCGTTTAAGACACGCGAAGAGGCAGAAGAGGCAGGCATTCCGACTCTTGGAGTAGCTATTGACACCATCAAAGAAACGTTAGGTGGCGTTCAAGTAGCTGCTGCACCATTGTGTTCTCATGGCCACATGATCTGGCGTGAAGGAACGTCAGTGAAGACCAATAAAGGCTGGGGCGGTTATATGTGCTCCGAAAAGGCTAAGGCGAAGCAGTGTGCGCCAGTTTGGTACATGCTCGGATCTGATGGACAGTGGAGGCCACAGGTATGAGCCGCGTAACTGAAATGATTGACGTGGACACGATGATTGGCCGGACTCTGATTGATGGCAAAATTGTTGCAGAGTTCAAATGTGAGCAGTGCGATCATTGCCAGCGCATCGAGATTCTAGATCGTGCCGGTTATCAACGTGATGTTTCTGGTGAGCCAATACTTTGGTTCTGTGGCCAATGCAGAAAATGACTATTAGCGCGGCTGATGAATGGGCTATTCATAAGCGAGCAGTTGATGTGGTGTTCTCATACAGTGGCCAATTAGGAACAACGATTCGCTACAACTCCAAGCTAAATAATCACGAACAGGTAACGGAATACGCCGAATCTCTGGGAGCTGAAATGATTGTGGCCAGATACTTCGGCCTCGACTATGACATCAACGTCTCAAACGGCAAGCGAGGAGCTGATGTAGGTCAAGGGCTAGAAGTACGCTGGACGTCTTATGTTGGCGGCAATCTCATCGTCTATCCAAACGATCGTGAGACTGACATCGCAGTGCTAGTAGTCGGAAAGTCGCCGGTTTATCACATCGCCGGCTGGCTTCCAGTAGCCTTTGCTAGACGCAAGCGGTTTAAGAATCCGCGTCAGGATTCCTGGTGGGTCGATCAGGCCAATCTGAATCCGATTGAAACATTGGTCAGGAGCGAATATGCCACTGCTGCGATTTGATTGCTCAATATGCAAGAAGCTCTATGGTGATGGGCGTAAAGAGCACCTAATCACAAAGGGAGCCGAATTGACGATGCACGAATGGTTCGCTCAATGCTCTGGTTGCGGAACATTCTCGGTCAAGCTAGTCGATGATTCATTAGTGAGTGATTTATGAGCATTGTCAAAATGAGTTATCAATGTCAATGTGGCGCAATCATTAAAATTGAGAATCGTGGCATTATGGACGGATCCTTTGCACTGCAAGAAGCCGTTATCGACCATGAGGACGAGGACTGCTCATGAATAGTTATCCACAGACTTATCCACAGGCACCTGTGGACGATGCGACACACCGAACTCAATCCTTGACAGATTGTCAGGATCCATCGCTATACTTGAAAGATAATATCTTGAAAATAAAGATAAATAAAAAGATAATAAAAATAAAGATAAAAAATAATAAAAACTTATTAGCTATTCCTATGTCAATTCTGATCTTGACAGTATCCACAACAGTCGAGGCCAAAGCAGCTACACAAAGCGATTCATTCAAGCTCTATGCACATTCAAGGATTGTTAATGATGAGCAATATCAATGCTTCTATAAGCTGATAAACAAAGAGAATCGACAATGGAATCCGAAGGCTCGTAATGGATCGCACTACGGTATCGGCCAGATGCGTAATGAAACCTATAAGAATCTAGATGGTTATCGTCAGATTGATTGGACTATCAGATACATCAAAGGACGCTACGGATCTATGTGCAATTCGTGGAGATTCTTCCAAGCTAATGGCTATCACTAATGCCAGCTAAGTCAGCAAGAGCTAACGGAGGCACGAGAGCCTGGTCAAAGATACGTGAGCGGATACTTATTAGAGACGCTAGGTTGTGTCAATACTGTGGCAACGATGCAACTACTGTGGATCACGTGATACCGATAAGCAAGGGCGGAACCGATGAGCCTGATAACCTTTTAGCAGCGTGTACTCGATGCAATTACTCGAAAGGCAATCGAACAGGCGTGTTTTTTGGTGTAGCAAGGACAC